GCGAAATCGATTCCTTCGATTGATCCGCCGGAGGCTGTGCGAGCTTGGAAGATTTCGACAGAGATAGCCAATACAGCAGATTCGACGTTAGGGTTTGCGACATAGGTTGAGAGGCCAGAGAGAGCAGCGTTTCCTGCTGGGATAATGTTCTTTTCCAGTATGTCAGCATTTGTGATTGCGGCGGTAAATACATAGTCGGTGATTTCGTCGTCGGTTACTGTGTGAGTTCCGTTGAATGGCGAACCGCATCCAGTAATGACGACGGATTGGCCTTGAGTAAATTCGTGAATAGTCGCAGTTACAAAATATGCGACATTGTCCTCTAATTTGACTTTGTTTATTTTGCTTTGAAAAGTGACAAGCATTGGGAGAATCAAGTTCTCCGAAGTGTCGATAATGTCGTCAAGGTAAGCATCTGAATAAAGGGATGACGAGACGCCAAGAATGGTTCGTAGCTCTGTGGCCGTGACTATTGTTGGCATCTCGCCTTCCTTTCGATCTAGGGGTCTAAGCCAGCTCGGGAGCGGACTGGCTCAGACTATTGAGTATTACTAAGCGACCATCCACTTGTAGGCACCAGCGGCGACCTTTGTCGCGAGTGCGCCGTAGCCGTAGTAAGCCACTTCGATTTGGCCATTGAGAGCGACGTTTGTCTGAAGACGGAAACGTGAGGACTCGTACCAAGTGTATGAATCTGGGTTGATGATGATGATTGAGTTATCACCAGTTGGAGCCGCTGTTGCGAGGTTACGAGCAACGCGTAGGTTCAAACCTAATACGTTTCCGCGAACTGCGCCACCGGATAGATTTCCACCTTGGTTAGATGGGCCGATGAGGTTCTGATAAATTGGACGGCCAGCATCAGCGAGGTTCATAATGTTTCCCCATTGTTCTGGGCTAACGAGGATGTTTGTTGCGGTTCCAAGGGTTCCCTTATAAACCGAAACTGAAGCATCGGATACGAAATCCAAGAATCCAGCCGCGTCAAGTGTGCGGTTTCCGCCATCAGTTCCACCAGCAACGAGGCCAGCGATAACTGCGACGTCCGTCGCCTTTGCGTATGCGTATTCCATTTGACGAACGAGTTCGTCAAAAAACGCAGGTGAGGAACGATCAAGAAGCTCTACGGAGAAAGTCTGGCCTCCAGCGTACTTCTTTACAGAGACAGAGAGGAACTCATTTGTCATTCCTGTCTCATCGATTGCGGCGGCTTCTGCTTCTTCGCCGACTGTTGGAACTGCTGTGAGCTTAGGAATTTCGAAGCTCATACCGGCATCTGGTAGGACGCCGCTTGAAACTGAATCAACCGCTGGGCGATCAGCATTTGAAAGTGGGTTGATGATTTCGGTTAGTTGGCGAGTAGGAATCAAGCCAGCATTGTTTGAAGTTGTGTCGTCTGCCGCCATAACGTACTGGCGAGCGACGTCATCTCCGAGTTTTGCGCGAACGCTGTTCTCGAGATATTTAGCCTTTGTGAATTCAAGGCGTGGCGTGGTATAGAAAGCTGGGCGTGATGCCGCAACTGTCTCGACCTTAGCAGCTTCTACCGCTTCTTCGACGGCAGGAACTGGAGCGGTAGTGTCTGACACTTGGTCTCCTTCGGTTGGTTTGTCTGCGTCAGCGGTTGCCGGAGCAGAATCTTCTTTAGGTGCTTCATTCTCTGAAGCGGCGACTTCGCTAACGCGAGCCGAATCGATTGCTGGATCAGTAACAAGAGAAACTTCGTCAAGTGTTGCTGAAGTGATATTCATTGTCCCTTTGACATTTGTCCATTCGTTGATTTGTGCGCCAACGCTAAAACCATCGCGAAGACCTTCTGTGGCCTCAATCAACGCGTCTTCTCCGGCCATAGTGTTGGCGATTTTGAACGTTGCCACAATTCCGTTTGCGGTTACTTCGTGAGATAGCAATTTGCCAATCGGACGAGTGCGGTCGTGTTCAAGAAGCAACTTGACCGGCTTCATTTCGATTGAGTTAGCGGCGAAGACAGTTGGGCCGACTGAAGTGTTGCCTTGCTCATTCCAAGTCACAATAGTTCCGCTAATTGTGCGCTTCACAGTATCGGCCGCAGTTACGACCATAGGCATACTAATTTTCATTTGGGATTAGGTCTTCCTCTCGTTGAATCTGCTCAACGCTCATCGCGCCGATTCGGTTCAGGATTTCATAAACTTGAGCGCGTTCCAATGCGTTACCGCGAAGGAAATCGTCAAGTGCGAAGCGCGTCATTACCGGATTAGGTACGAAATCCGGAAGTGAGAGCCTTTCCTCAATCGCCTTCAGAATTGGACGCAGAGAGAAATCAACAAGTGATCGCCGTTCAGAGACGGCATTAGAGTAGGTCATAGAAGTCGTCTCTGCGCTCAAGAAGTAAGCTGGGATTCCGCAAGCGCGAGCCAACTCAAGGGCGACGTATTGTCTAGCCTCAGCAAGTTGTAGCGACTTAGGATCAAAACCAAATTCTTTCAAATCAACGTCAGCATTGAGGAACGCAGTTGAGCGAGTCTGTCGAGCAGTTCGCCAAGCTGAAAGAAGTGATGAAACTCGTTCCGCTGTTAGGTTTGTGCCATTGGATTTCAAAATCATTGAAGGGGCTGGCTCTTTAGCGTAATTGACTGCGGCATTTTCTAAGAAGACTGCGGCGCTAATCGTTTTGCCAGCTCTGTGAAGTAATCCCTCATCTGGGCCATCAAATCTAATCAACGAGCCAACGCCAGAGTTAGGAACTGCCATCCCATCGACTTTGTATGACTCGATAACTGTGTTGCGGAAATCTGTATCAACTGTAACTCGCTCGGGACTTACGCGAGTCCAAGCTCTAACGCGTCCGCCATCTGTCGAGGAATACATCTCAAGGACTTGTCCATAACCGACGCCATAAAGCCAAATATCTTCGGCAAGCCAGTTATAGATAACAAATCCAGCAACGCGAGGGTCTGGCTGATTGATAACGCGGTGCGGATCGACATATTGTCCGGTGATGCGATTGAAAGTTGTCAGCGGTAATGATCCGATAGTTCCGCAGATGATATTTCTAGCGCGAGCAACTGACGGAACGCTCATCGCCAACTGGCGAGTCGTATTTGTTGCGCCACCAAGAATGTTATAGACGGAATCGGTAATTTGAACCGGAGTTAGTGCGGCGGTGACGTCGCTAACCTTCTCAGGCTTGGCTGACGTTACTTGTGGAAATAGAAAGTCGCGGATAGCACCCATTTGCCTAATATTGTAAGGGAAGTGTGTTACAGAATGACAATATCGACGCCATCGTTTGACTTAGTGGCGAAGTGAGTCGCCATTGCCGAAGCAATAGCTCCGCAGATGACCGCGTTACTAACTTTCCGACCCATTACCCAACCGCCGTCCCCATAAGGTAATTTGACGGCGGATAGGCATTGTTTGGTCAGCTCGTCCTGTCCCGAGTGGGCTAACCGCTGAGATGAAATAGCACCTAGGAGTTCATCGCAACTTTGAGCATAATCTAAACCATCGATGGGCTCAGTCCTAATTCCAGCCGGAGCCAATCTAGCCGCGACCGCTGACGCCGTTCGAGCTGAGTAAGCAACCAGTTGGACTGGGTATTTTCTAAACCAGTCGGCTAGGTCATTGGCTAAGGCTTTATCGTCTAAGTTTTGAGGATTGTGCCAAGTCTGAAGGAGGATGACTTGGAACTGGTCGCCTTCGAGTTTTTGGCTGGCAACTAAAGCGGCTTGTTTTCTGTCGGGGCTGAGATCGATAGCCAACCAAGTATCGGCCTCAGGGTTGAGTCGGAGTCCCTCAACTTTACAAGCGTCCCATTGGGAAGCGTTGATAACGGGATTTATTGTATCAACCCACTGGGTAAGTACCTCCGTGCGCACAATGTCTTCGGGATCATTCAGTACCGCCCGAATATTATCTGGGTGAATTGTGTGGCCAAGTGACGGATTAGCTTGTGAGACGCCTAGCCAGAAGTCCGGCGAATTGTCGAACTTGATTCCTTGAGGGGCTGAATATTCGAACCACCCAATATCGTCAGGGGCTCCGTGAATTGCGGCTAAAGCTCGTTCCCTCAATCGATTCAAGACTATCGAATGTTGATCTCCAGCTGAAGTGTAAATAAAAGTTTGAGGATTTGGGCTGGCCATTTGGGTATAACGCAAGGCTGACCAAACGTCATCATCTTTGAAGTCTCTTACTTCGTCCATATGAACACAGTTTGGGGCCGCGATTCCTCGACCGGCTGAGTTATTGGCTCGGACGATATAACGTCGGCCTTCTGTGAATTGAAGCTCCTGAAATCCTTTACTTTCCAACTTCTTAGTAAATTCAGCGGACAATCTTGGACTTTGTTCAATAATGCCGTAAATTTTGTAGAACAATTCGGCCGAAGTCGTCAGTTTGTGAGCCGTATGAACTTGTAATTTTTCCTTGAGAACGTAGATTCTAAACAGGATATTTAGAGCCATAAACGTCGATTTGCCATTCTGTCGGCCCA